TTCTCGCCAGTCTCTTGGCAATCGAACTCTTCGATCTTAAAGTATTTAAAGTTACTCATCTGGTTTATGACTCGCACCGAAGTAAAAAGAAGTTATGGCGGATACTACACCACCCATGTAGCCTAGGATTAGGCTTACTATAGTGTCGCTATTAGCATCAGGTGGCTGGATAGTAACAAGAAAAATATACCCAACAAACCCCACCAGAGCGACAAGAGCAACGATTCTTGGCGTCCAATCACCTTTGTGTGCCTGTCTCGCATCTTTGACATCTTGAGCCTCCAAAGCAAATACATCGACTTCTAACTCTGCCATCTTCTTCTCGAAGTCTAACTCGGCCTTTTTAATCTCAACAAGCTGCTCAGGTGTGGCAGATTGCATCGCTGTCTCTATAGACTTAGCGTCTGACTTACAGCCTAATACAGATGCAATTGCTTGCGCCGCAGTGCCCCCAAGAGGGCCAGCTAGTGCCGTACCAAGTGTAGGAGCAACCGCCCCAATTAAGCCTTTTATAGCGCCAAAATTCATAATCTACCCCAGTGGGTTATTGTTTAAGTTACTTAGTCTCGAACCAAGGCGCGCAATTTGCCCTTCAAGCCTTTCAATCGTGCTTTGAAGATTGCTAATTCGGCTTTTATTAACGCTGACGCCGCTTTCGATTTCGCTTGTATCTTGGTTTTGAAGCCCACTAATAGTGCTTTCAAGTCGTTTAATAGTTTGGTTAGCATTGGTTATCTCCGCTTGTATTGTAGCAATAGTAGCCGATATACGGCCTATATCGCTGTTTGATTGTGTAACTTCAAGTGTAGTTAATCTACGTTCCATAACGCGGATTTCCTCAACATTATACAGTTCTGCCATAGAACCTTCTAGTTGAGCCACCTTCTCTTCCATTGTAGCAAAAGTCATAGCGACACCGCCTAGAGCGCCTGCTATGCCTATCCAAGTACTAATTTGTTCTGCGTTCATTATGGAAATACCTCAAGTCCGGGGTCGGGAAAGTAACCCTGCTCTACGTTTAAATTGTTTGACCAAAATTCATTCTCTACGCCCACAGTTATACCACTCCAAGCTAGGTTGAGTTGGTTTACGTATAGGTCGTCAATACTTACCGCAGCAGTATCATAAAATGCCTGAACAGTACCGGATGCCTGTGTGCTAAACGTGGTCGCTTCAATTATCGCACCTTCATACTGTTCAAGCATATTCTTCGTTCGTGATGCTACTACCATGCCTTCTATACTCGCAGCGTAGGTATCTCGCGTTTCTTGCTTGATTTCGCGTAGGTCGTTATCAGTAGCGTACTTCTCCATACCGATCTTGGTTGACTCGTCGGCAACTTCAATCTCTGCTGCAATAGCTGTCACCGCAGCCATCTTCTCAGCTTCGCCGATCATTGCATTTTTCTGCTCTTCAAATTCTATTTGCTGGCCGATAATCTGATCTTGAATCAGCAAAGAAGTAAGGTGCTCTTGAGTGGACTCGGAGAGTGCCAAAGAATAGGCGTCATTGAACGCGTCCAACTGACCTTGGGTAACGTGATACTGTTGGCCAGTGTTAGGATCGACAATAGTAGTAGTACCGTCAACCATGTTGGCGGCCATTTGGGAGATAAAATTGTTTGCTTCCTCACCTATTAGGGAATTTATGACGGCTGTATGATTTTGGAGGTCTGTTTGACTTCTCACGGTAGATGAGAGGCTGATCAGGAACCCTATCAGGGCGATGTTTATAAAACGTGTACGCATCATTTCCAATTAATCCTTGGTTAGTAGGACACGGAGTCCCAGATTCAAATAAAGCCCACCACACCCTATGATCTTGGCACATAACGCTAACGGCAGCAACCTTTAGACCTAGAGCTTGTAGCTGCTTAGACAGCTTTAAACGCTCGCAATTCTCGTCTTTTATTGGGCTACCAATGGCTATACCAAACATCTGCGTTTGTACGCCCGCGCTACCAGAAAACACACATACGTCTTGGTTATAAGACGTACCGCTAGGAGCTACCGCAGTATTAACTACAGCGCCCTCTTGTGTAACTGTGGTGGTGGTTCGATTATCAATACTCTCGGCGCTTTGTTGGTTGTTAGAACCAAAGTCACCTACTGAAGCATCTTGCGCTTCTTGGGCGTTAGACGAGCTTGCTAATAATACTAATGCCGCCAGTAATAATAACCGCATACAACCCCCAAATCATATTCTCTAGGCGGATAAACTTCTTAGACCCAGAAGCAAGTTCTTCCTTAATATACGCGTATTTTAAATTACACTCTGCTTCGTGCTTTTCAATACCCGCTACTGCTTCCGCCAGCATTTCCTTCTGCGTTGCCATTACTACCTCTACAATATGTTTAAAGTTATGATTATGCCGTCGTGCCCTTCGTTAGGAAGGCCCACTTCGGCGCTAAATAAATCTTCTCTGCCAAAACTCGCAAGTAAAAAATCATACATTGGAGTGTTTGTCTTTACATGCCCTTTTATGGCTGTAATGTCTAAATCCCGTAATACCTTACAAAAGGAATCACCAGACAGTATAAATGCTTTGTTGTCGCCCACTATCACGTTTGTGCAGTGGTACGCTTGGTTCTTTACCCTACCAGTCGTGTAACCCACAACTTCACCGTCTTTAGTTATCTCTGCGGTAAGTTTGCCGTCTATTGCATGAGTAAATGCACTCTTTGTAATTGCAAAGTCTTGGCCAGTATTAGTATCTATAACGTCTTTGTTTTCGGCGTATAGCTGCTCTAACTTCACTAGGTCAACTGCATTAACTATTGCCGTGCTAAACATTGAACGTCACCACTACAGAAGCGTCTTCTGTCGTGCCAAATATATCGCCTTGCCCGTTACCCGCCCACGTTGCGTAGTTCACGCCCTCTATTACCACTTTTTGGAAAGTAAGCGCACTCATAGTAGCTGTACCTAAACTTGTTGCTACAGACGTAATTGACGTGGCTGATAGGGCTTCGCTTGGGTCTGCCACTCCAAATGTGAATTCGTTTGTATGATTCTGTGTGCTGAGGCGGTGTACAGTGTAGTTAGCGCCGCCAACTGTCACGTGATTAGGGGATAATGAGCCGAATTGGGGGGTACTTTCATCAGAGGGCACAAAAAACGGTTGTGCTACAAACCCATAGAAAAAAAGACCCTTTGAGTTAGTAACCCCCACAGTCATAGTGGAGACATTAGGCCCACTCGATGCGCCGCCTACCATCATTATAGCGCCAGAAGACATTAACTAACGCCTCCACCAAAGATAACATATAGGTTAGCTTGTACGCATACGATCTCGGCTACGCCGCCCTGCACAATGGTTCTGTCAGTGTTTGCGTCACCCGGAGTGTATGCTGCACCTGAACACAGGGCTATAACATCGTCAGTGCCACCAGATTCGATAGTAATATCAGCCGTTGCATGAGCATTAACAATAACCCAAGTAGAGCCAACAGGGATGGCCGCTGTAGCTGCGTCAGGTAATGTGTACGTAGTGTCTCCACTAGCTGTGGATATAATTCTTTGCCCGACAAGTGCTGTCATAGCTGCGGCGTCTTTTGCGCCACTAGCAGATACACTTACCGTGGGTGATCCTGAAATACTCGCGCCTTTTACTACGCCAGCGGATGTAGTGTTACCCGTGGCGGCTGTTACAACAAGTTTGTCTGTGTTTACAGTTACATTACCCGTTACACCTAACGTAGTACCTACAGTAGCGGCAGCAGCCATAGTCACTGCGCCAGTAACACCTAGTGTGCCGCCCATTGTGGCGTTACTAGTAATGTTGTTTATTCCGTCTATTACATCAGTGCCGTTGCAATGTAGGATAGATGTTTTGCCTGCTGGTATAGCTACGCCCGTCAGCCCACCCACCTTTACGGTTACAATTTGGTTAGAGTTGTTAAATACGACAAACACTTTACTTTTATCTGGGACATTAAGCGTGCCTGCGCCAGTAAGAGCTGAACCGCCTGTACCAGTATCTAGCTGTAGTATTGCTGCTCGCGCATCCGTTAAAGCGCCATTACTACCCGTTAAAGTAGCGAGGTTACTAGACCATGTGTTGATTACTGACCGTCCAGCAATGGCTTGTTCTAATAAATCGGTAAGCGACGAGTTTATAGTGGTGCCCCAAGTACCCGCACCTTCACCCGCTGCTGGTTTTACAAGCCCTAAACTATCTGTGTACGTAGCCATTATTCAATCCTAATTATTGCTGTAGTCGCGCTCGCGGCAGGGAAAGTACCCGTAAACGTGCTGTTAGATGATGTTTTGTCTGCGCCGAAGTTTAGCACAGCTATAGCTTTGTTAGACGCGCTAGAGTTATAAATCAACGCCCCACGTGCGGTAAACGTAGAACTGCCCCAAGTAGTAGTGTCAAAACTTATAAACGCGGCTGTACCGCTAGATGCAGGGGCTACTTTAGTTAATGTATTGCCCCCTGTGGAGTACCCACCTACACCGTCATCTAGTTCACCAGCACCACCAAACGCCGTAGTATCTGCGTCTAATGTAGCCGTGCTATCGTACAAAGCTATCTTAATAGTGTGAGAGGTGAAGTTATGTACCGCCTCAAACAGCTCTTTCTTAAATGAAGTGGTCATTGTTTGTGTAATAGCCATTACCCTACTAACCCTCTTGCTCTGTAGTGGTCAGTATACTGACTGTTGTCATTCTTATCTTTATACATCTGTAGCGACATTGCGTACATCTGCTGGTAGTTAGCTTGTATGTCTTGCTCGGCCTTCATAAACCTAGCCGCCTCTACTAACGACGCGTTTAATAGTAGCGAGGGCACACTATCACTAAGCCACGTAGTACCGCTAGTAGCACCCGCTGTAAGAGAGGCTGGGTAGGCTGCGTAGATGTGTACAACTGTGTATGCTTGGTCAGGTATGGGGCCAAACTGTAGTGTGTCTGCTTTTTGCTGTCCGTAGTATTGGGGCTTAGATGTAGCATTACTAGGGTAAGCCTCGCGTAGAAAATTAGCGTCTTTTGATATTAGGTATGACTCTACTCCGTCAGCCTCCCTTACCGCGATATTGATAGTGCGTAGGTAGTCAGACGGCATCGTTAGCGTACTCACACCGATGGATAAAGTATCTGAATCACGAAACTTACGAAGTGCTGGCACCTCTATAGCGGTGAGTATTGCCTCTTCTGCCTGTGTAATAAACAAGTCTAACTGAGCGTTTGTAAATGTGTTCTCAGTAATATCAGCTATGTTATCCCTCACCTGCTGTAATGTCATACTCATGTTGTCACCGTTACTGTGCCTATCTTGGTATTACCCACTAGTGTGTTGGGTATGTCTACGTTATTTCCGCCGCCTACAGGTCTAAAACCGTACTGGGTAACTCTACTTGCCGCAGCGGCGTTGTCTGGGCGCGGGTTGCGTATTGCTTGTGGGTCAGTTACTACAACTTCCCCTAACTTGTTCTGTGGATGATCTTTTTCCCAGCATTCAGGGCATACCATTAAATGCGTGTTCTTACTCTTGATAATCAGAGCTTTGAGTTTCTTTAGTTTATACTGAAACCCACAACGATCACATATAGCAATCGCTCTTTTAGCGGATGCAAATTTATTAGCCATTAGCAACGACCTACACTAGGCACAAAACGCGCTGAAGTTTTCTCCCTATCTTCTTCAGAAGCTAACCTAAATTGATCTTCGTATTCTTGTTTTAACATCTGTACGCGAGGCATAAGCTCAGGCACTTTCATAGCTATGTAGTACGCCAGTCCTGCTACCGCGCACGGTAGGAACCTAAACGGCATATCTGCTGTCTCTACCCCATCACCCGCGTCTTGTATACGGCGCATACGGTAGTAATATATTTGGTAAGTGTTGCTTTTATCCGGCACCGGCCACACGGATAAGAGCTGTACGTTCGCTCCTACAGTGGTAGGGGTAGGTGTAGCACCGTCAGTGTGGTCGCCGCTTTGGTACGTGCCCGCCTGCCCTAGTCTATGGACTAATGCTTGTAGTGGCCTACCCGTAGATAGTTTGTTGGGTATAGCTGCGTACGTAGGTAAGCTGATTCTGTTCAACGACAGGTCAGATTGCGACGACGCGTTACCTGCGTCTGTACGTATATTCATCTCACATACGTCTATCGTGTCGTCGGGCAAAGAATACGTAGAAATGTCTTTTGTGAGGTTGATAAAGCCTTCATCTATCGTCCACAAGTTAATCCCACGATTGGCCCACTCAATAGTAAGCATGTTCATGGAACGTCTAGCCGTACGTAGTTCGTAACCCGTGCGCATCTCGCGCCCAGCGCGTTCCCACGCCTCTTCCGCTATTTCTGTAAACTGCGGATTAAATGCTGTAGTACCTGAAGTAGCCATTATTTAGTTCCACACCCGCATTTGTGTCGTCGTTTACGAGCTAAGCCACCACCCCCAAACTTTACTGTCGCGGGTTTGGTGTTCTTAACTACCGTTTTGCCTTTTGCGCCTTCCCGCTTCTTTTTCTTAGCAGTGGCTGCACGTTGGCCTTTAGTTAGTGAGTTCGCTTTGTTGCGTGGTAAGCAACGGTCTGGGTTCTTCTTGTCTTTTGATGTGCCACACTTACCTTTGACTTTACCATCAGTACCGACACGAACCCAGTCTTGGTCAACCCATTTCTTTAGATCGCCCATTATTTCTTACCTTTAGAACCTTTAGCGTAATTAGGGTCTTTGCAATACTTAGAAGCTGCCATATTAGCATATGCACTGGGGTAAGTATCGAAGGTACGTTTAGCCCACGACTTACCCTTAGAGCATATTTTACCGCCAGATTTATAGTAGCGGCGCATGGTTAGCGCATCTTACACTTACGTACGCCCTGTTTAGCAATGCCCGCACCGCGAACTTTACCACCAGACTTGTAGGCTTTCTTAGCCATACCGCCGCCCATCATTTTCTTCTTCTTCTTGACCTTGCCGCCTTCTTTCATAGCGGGCGCGCCAGCAGGCATCTTAGGAGCAGGTGGCACGCCCGGAGCAGTAGCAGCACCGCTGCGCTGAGCTTCAGCCTTCTTCTTCATCATTTCTTCGAGCATTTTCTTTTTCTTTTGCTCTTCCGTCATAGGCATAGCAGGGGCACCGCCGCCAGCAGGAGCACCCATAGGAGGAGCGCCAGCCGCGCCGCCAGCGCCGGGCATAGCCATTCCGCCAGCCATATATTTTTTAGTTTTC